GCTTCCACACCGTTGCCTTCTGTGACACGGATAAAGCCTGCCACAAGGTCTTGGCAAAGCACTGGCCGTCAACGCCCATCTTCCCAGACATTTGCGAGCTTACGGCGGCAGACATTAAGCCGCTATGCCCAAATGGACTTTCTCTCATCACTGCTGGCTTCCCCTGTCAAGACCTTAGCGTTGCAGGAAAACAAGCTGGTTACGATGGAGAGCGAAGTGTATTGTTTTATGAAATCATCCGCCTGGCTAGGGAGCTTCGACCTAAGTTCCTCTTGCTTGAAAATGTTAGAAATCTACTCTCTCACCAAAACGGGGAGACGTTCCAAGAAACCCTCTTTCAAATTGCCAAAGCAGGGTACGATGCAGAATGGGCAGTTATTCCAGCAAGTGATGTGGGAGCCTGCCATCGCAGGGAGCGCATTTGGATTATTGCGTACTCCAACTACGGGCATGGTGAATCAGGATCGCTCTCAAGATCCGTCGTACATGAGCAAGCTAATAACCAAGGGTCAAACGGTTACTTTGGCAGCACAGATCAAATCGGAGGAGATGGGGCTGCTGCCCACACCAACAGCGGGAGACAGCAAGGGGAGGGGTTATTTTTATCAGCGAAAAAACGGAGTAGTAGTGGGATGGAATCCAAGCCTATGCGGGGCAGTGGGAGCAGCGAAAGTACCGACTGCCTTGCCTGCGCCGACAACTCGCGACTGGAAGGATGGGAGTCAGCAAGCGTGTCGCAATACCCCCCCCAATGGACTACTGGGACGGGAAATTCATCATGTGCAAGACTCTCCCCTGACTGGACCTCCTATGTATCTAAACCCGTCCTTTGTAGAGGAGATGATGGGTTATCCAATCGGGTGGACCGACTTAAGCAGCTAGGAAATTCTATTGTTCCACAAGTGGCTGCTATTCCGTTGCAACGAATTAAGCATTTAGCGCAGTTCATCGCCTAGCAGTCAGCTCTAAATATTCCTCTTTCCATTGATCAAAGGCTGCCTGCGCAAGCCGTTTTTCTTCACTATTGAGCCCGTAAGTCCTAGCGCTTTCTTCAATGGCCAGGAAGGCTCCCAGAATGTTGTCCCAGGCTTCTTCAAGAGTGCGAGACGAATCCATGGGAAGCAGCGAAAGTGTTTATAGTCTATTGCTCCGCTTTCATCTCTCGCTCTCTTTTCAACGTTTGCTGAAACTTCTTAAGACGAGGAAGAAGCGATGGCTGGTAAAAATGGTCGGCAGCGAGAAGCTGTAGTGCTGTCTGTTTATTGCTTTCCAACAGGGCAATTAAATACGCAGCATCTTTAGAAGATAGTTCAAACGGAGTCATTTTTCACAGAATGTAAAATTTGTCAATTGTTGAAAATTCTAGTGGCATTAACGCACTAAGCTTTCTAGCCAATGCAAATCATCTTCCTTTGATGCTTCTAACATTGCAGCAGCAAGCGCAAAGCAGAAGTCGTCCACTCCTACTTCTTTACCGCCTGTAACTGACCATTGTCCACTTTGTCTATAGAGAACATTGAGATTTTTGAGCTGACGAATGGCGCGTTCATGCGGGTAGATGTCTACAAGACCAGCATTAAACAGTTCCTTCATCTTGCTAAATGCTTTCATCTTGGTGCTCACTGACCAAGTAAGTTCTCTAATGGGAAAGTCACTGGACAAGCTTTGGATGGTAGCTGAACTATTGAACTGGTCAAGCACAATGCTGTCAAACTGGTAAATTTTATGATGTTCTCGTATCCAATCTTCCACTGCCTGAATACTGACTTCTTTTTTGCCATTGATCTCAAAGTCTGCCATAAAAACATGAAACTTATCTACCACTAAGGTTTCCTTGTCAAAATGCACAATGCAGGAAACGTATTCGTCACGTCCTACGCCGCCACGAGCAGGGTCTAGAGCCAGTACGTACTTGCCCATGATTTGCCTGTCAGGAAGCAGTATACCTCTTTCTCTGTTGATAGCAGCTTCAACTATTTCAGCAGCAAGTAGCGATGACTTGTTGCCCCTAAATCTTGCACCGTATTCAGTCCAGAACTTATCTTCATCTCGCTTTTGTTCTGCGTCTAGGAATGGACAGCCCCATGGCAAATTAGGATTGATCTCCCAAGTAGGAATGTTTTTAGCTTGCATGAAAGGGAATTCGCCACTTTCAGCTTCCTTAAAATGTTCGTAAAATAATCCATCCGTGAGCCAGGGGGAAGATAGCTCCAGAATGCGTCCATTGTCTCCGAACTGAGCGATGGAAGGGGATAGAGCGTCGTAGATGGCCTTGGCACCACGGTTGGCATCGCCCTCCAAGGAGAATGCAAGCTCGTCAAACACGCACATCACCACTGCTTTACCTCGTGACGCTCTGGCGCTTGCGGGGATAGCCTGGAATACACAGCCATTGCTTATTTCAATTTCCGTGGCAGTCTCCCTGGTGATTTCAGTACCGAGGGGACTGTCTAGCACTAACTGGCGAATGTTATTGAGTGCAATCTTTGCCTGCTGCTGGTCGTTAGCAATGGTAACAATGTACCATTTCTCATTCTTCCGTACTTTACGCTTGTAACTACTTTCTAGAACGAAGCAGGCATATACGGCTGCAATAGAAGCCATGAGAGTTTTGCCAGACCGCCGACCAAGAGCCCAACAAGCATGGCTTTTGCCGCCCCCGAAATATTCATCAAGAATTTCCTCTTGCTTTGGCCATAGCGGAGTGTTTAATACGTGCTTGGCAAAATCAGAGCATTTGAGCTTTGTCACTTAATACCTCTAGGATGCATCCAGTCCACCCCTTGTGCGTATGTCTTTCCCCTCGCGACACTGCTGACAGATTTGCGACTTGGAGTCCATGTTCCCGCGCGAACGCGGAAAGATTTGTGGTGTAATAAATCTGACCGAGCGGAGACAGCAGTTTGTATTTATTACGCTCCCTGGCTTTTGACATTTTTGCGCGTGTTTCTTTAGATCGGCTAATGCCATTTAAGGTTGCCGAAATTTTATCCTTAGTTTCTTGAGGCATTGACTTGCCTGTGTGAGCGACAGACAGACGCGCCTTCGTTTCATCACTGAAAGACATGCCGGAAACGCCCTCCCCTCCGTCGGTCAAATTGCGCAGACAACCCGTACCCTTATCAACGCGACCATAAAGCGCAATACAGTACTGTTCAAGACTTAGTGCTTCTTCTTCGGTTAAGCCTTCTTGGACAAAGGCAATATACGAGGAATCCTTGGGACGAGGGGCACCCCTCCTTTTTGCCACAAACGCTCTTTTCCCCTTGCCTTTTCCTATGTAATAAGGACTACCGACTTTGCCGTGGGAAGATGCTTTTGAGCGCAAATAAACATAAACGTAGTAATTATTAGCAATCATGAAAGTTCGCTCATCGGTCGAAGACACGTTTTTGGGGCGAAATACGCTGGGCGTCCCCTTGCTGGATCAGCCCAAAAAGAAGGCTGCATGGCATCACGACCATAGCACCATCCGTGAATCAAGGTAGTACCTTCTTGAATGGTGACAAGAACAAAACGTTTGTCCGGGTTTTCATTCTTTTGAACTATAAGATCATAAGAATGACGGCTGCGTGTTTTGACATCTATGTTGCCAGGTAGGTCCGCGCTTCCTCTCTTCGCTTCAATTTCTTGATACAAATATTGCTTGAGTCCCAAGTAAGACGCCACTGCCATCTCCCCGGCGGCACCAAGGCTATGGATCAGCAATGCCTTGTCACCAACAGACGCTCCTTTGTTGCGCCCGCGCAGGCCACGGGCCTCATTAACCGATTGTCTCCTAATCGCTTCCTCTTTCGCCTGCTTCCTCTCTTCTTCTGTAAATGAGAAATGAATAGGTGCTTGCATAGTGGGCCGGATGTCCCTCCCATCTTAGCCATTGCCTAGAATAAAAGCAAGAACATGATGTGAACAATGTCCGAAGAATCCGTTGATCTTGGTCATGCTACTGCTGGTGGCTTGCGCGTAGATGGCTTGCAAAATGTCCTGACAGGGATGGGAACTAGTCGCGACAAGAGCTTGTACACCAACACTCAGCCAATCATTTTCTTGGCTCAAGAGGAGCTAGAGGCACTGTATGGCATGTGGCTACCTCGTCGTATTGTGGACATCTATGCAGAGCAGTCCACTCGCAAAGGGTTTAAGGTTTTATTCGGCGGGGAAGGCGTAGCAGCGGAAGAAGTGGCAGGGGTTGAGCAAGTAATAGAAGACTTGTATATCTTGGAAAACTTTATGCTTGCCTCCAAGAATTCTAGACTTTATGGCGGAGCGGTCATTTTGCTGTTCATTGACGACGGAAGGGCGGCAGATCAACCCGTTGACAAAAGCAAAATTTATGCAGTGGAGTCGATGGAGGTGCTAGATCGCTGGCAAATTGCACCCGTTATTAACGAAGAAAATCTTTACGACTATTCAAGGGCAACTTACTATCAAATTATTTCGGGAGATTTGATTAGGGAGCCTACGCTTACTCGTATTCACAAAGATAGAATTTTACGATTTGACGGCGACTGGCTACCTTATCGCGTGCGACAAAGGAACTATGGGTGGGGAATTAGCAGTCTTCAAACTGTTTGCGAAAGCTTCAAGCATTATTGGACCGGACTCAATTCTTCTTCAACGCTTTTAAGCGAGTTTGACATTTTTGTTCACAAAATTAAAGGCTTGTCTCAGATGCTGGCGGCGGGCAAAGAGAAGGACGTTAGGGATAGGCTTGTGCTTAATGACATGAGCAAAAGTGTATACAGGGGGTATGCAATTGACGCTGAACGCGAAGAGCTTGATTTTATTAGTCGCAACTTTGGGGGCATAGGAGAGATCCTTGAAAAGATGCGTATTGATATTATTGGCGCATCCAAAATTCCTCATACTCTTTTGTTCGGTGAAAGCCCTGGAGGACTCGGCTCTACTGGAAGAAGTGAAGAGCGCGATTTTGCAAAAACTTTAGCCGATTATCAACAGGCCACTTTCCATCGGCCACTCAAAAAGCTGATGGAATACATAATGCTTAGTCGCACTGGCCCAACTGAAGGCAAACTTCCAGACTCTTGGAGAGTGAAGTTTAATGATTTGTTTGAGCTGAACGAAAGGGAAAAGGCAGATGTACGTGCTCGCGTGGCAGCCGTAGATGGGCGCTACATCCAACTTGGCGTTCTACATCCGCAGGAAGTAGCAGACGCTCGCTACGGCGGCTCTGAATGGTCAATGGAACTCACTCTTGACCCATCGCTCCCTCGTGAGCTGCCGCAGGCTCCTGGACAGAAAGCAGTACCTCCTGGAGGCCGCGATCCAATGAATGAAGAGAATGGCACTCTTCCCATGGATGGCACGAGGGAAGTTGAAGACAGTGCTGGCTTGTATCTTGCTGGTGATTTAGAGCATGAGCAAGGAGAAGAAAAAGAAGATGCAGAATTTAAAGACAAAGCTCTCCATCAACAAGCTATTGCTGCTGCAAAAAGTAAGTTCAAAGTGTGGCCAAGTGCCGTTGCGGGCGCCTACGTCACGCAAAAGTACAAACAGTTGTACAAGAGCAAGCATGGCTCGATGGAAGGCGCCTTCAAGGGGAAGAAAACGACTGCTGAGTATTTCAAAAAACAAGATGCCATTGAACCCATGAAGGTAGAAGGGCTCATGCTTGCGGGCGTCGATGAAGCTGCGTTTATTTCAGATGAGGACATTGAAAATGCCATGAAGCAATGGAAAGAAGAAGCTCCAGCACAGTTCAAAGAGCTGCTAGAGGCTGACAATGCTGAATGATCTATCCTCGTTCAGCGACGCTGTTATGTCTACCAGGATGGACGCTGAATGGTCTTATGACCGCATAAGTGGTCGTTACCGTGACGAAAAAGGCCGCTTTCTAAGCAAAGCAGCAGTTGGCAAGCTTGTTGATGGTCGCATTGATAAGCTGGAAACCATGCTCAAGAATTTTACGAGGATGCTTGGCGACGGTTCTATTACGCTGGATCAATGGCAAGGAAGCGTTCGTGAAGCAATTAAAGCAGCGCACATTCAAGCAGCGACCATTGGTTACGGCGGACGAAGCGAAATGGGCAGCGCGGAATATGGTCGCATCGGCCAGAGGCTTCGCGCAGAATACACTTATCTACAAGGTTTTGTACGTGACCTTCTGGATGGCCGTATTTCTGCCCCTATGGCTACTGCTCGTATTGGCCTCTATGCTCAGAGCGTGCGGGGCTCTTATTGGCAAGGCACGGAAATGCGCGAGCAACAACGTGGATTTTCGTTGATGCGCCGCATCTTGGATGCTCAAGCCGTGCATTGTGCCGATTGCCTTGGCTATGCAGCACGTGGCATTGTGCCTATCGGCAGCGTTCCCATGCCTGGCGTGCGTTGTGCATGTGGCGCACGATGCAAATGCACCGTCAAATATTTCAGGCAGCAGGCTCCGACTGTCCCTGTGTAATTTTGCCACTATTATCAAGCAAGATTCATTTTTCTTGTGGCACGAATTTTATACGCAGGCGACGCCTTTGTCCAGACAGGCTTTGGGCGAGTGGCCGAATATCTCCTTCCTGCACTAGCAAAAGAACATGACGTGCATGTGCTCGCCACTAATTATCATGGCGACCACGACGAAGAAGCTATTAAATACAAGACCTACCCAGCCATGGTGCATGGCTCCGACCCGTTTGGCAGCCATCGTATTGCCGAACTAGTTCAAACCATTAAGCCTGATCTCGTATGGGTGACGAATGACTTGTGGGTGGCCATTGGCCTATGGGACGCAGTAAAGCCTCTTAAGGAGCAACTGCCTTTCAAGTTTTTTGTTTACACTCCCATTGACAGCTATGGCATTTTCCCTGAGTTGAATGCTCCAGTGAGCGAATGGGATGGATTGGCCACTTACACGGAATTTGGCAAAGAAGAGCTAGTCAGGATGGGCTATGAGAAGCCTATCTCCGTCATTCCACACGGCACGGACTTCACGAAATTCTTCCCCATTGATCCCCTTGAATGCCGACGCGAGCTAGGAGTGCCAGAAGATACGTTCATTGTCTTCAATGGCAATAGAAACCAGCCTCGCAAGCGTATTGATTTGACCATCAAGGGTTTTGTTGAATTCGCCAGGGACAAGCCTGACGCTCGGCTATGGCTCAACATGGGTGCCAAGGATATGGGCTGGGAAGTGATCCCACTGTTCAAGCGTGTGGCGCGTGATACGGGGTATGACGCTGCTGGCAAGCTCATTCTCACTAGCCCCCATTTTTCTACGAACAACTGCTTGCCCATCGAACAGTTGAATAAAGTGTACAACGCAGTTGACGTTGGCCTCAATACTTGTATTGGTGAAGGATGGGGACTAGTGAATACTGAGCACGC